CTCCAGATGGTCAACCATTTACTATAATGAATATCAATACTTGTTCCACCTATCCTTATTTCAAAACTTTGAAAAATAGCATGACCAAAGTCTGCACATATATTGAATTCAGAAGAGCCGCTACTAGGAGCCATGAATTTAAACATGTTAGGTATATTCAAGCATATCCATATGTTTTTTAAAAGGTCTCCGTTTCTACCTATTTTTACATTTATAGTTGCTCCCGGAGCTGGTGTACCGACTATAGTCTGTTTAATTGATTCCTTTGAATAATTTGAATATCGTCGATAAACTGATTTAAAAAAAGTTATTTGAGGGTCTCCTGTAAGGTATACGTCTTGTGCTCCATATGCTACCAATTGAAGAAGTCCACCTCCTCCCATTAAAATAATAATTAAATGGTGTTATTATTAACTAATTTAATTATTCTTAAATTAATGTTAATTGTTTTTTAATTGGAAAGGAATTAAGCGCATAGCGCTTAATTGGACCAAAGAACCTCCCCTTGGGAGGTTCGGCCCGATTAAAGGTCACTAAGTGGTCTTTAATTGGAGTAAGCCAAACCACCCATACCAGACATAACACGGAATATATTTAAATTGACTGCATATATATCCAAATTTAAATTATTTAATAAATCAGTATTATCTACAGTACTGTTAAAAGTATCAAATGCCAATATTGCATTGTCTATCCTACTGAAGTTACATGTACCATTTGGTTGATAATCCTCAGGGCGTAAACTAAAAGAATATACGCCAATTGAATCAGGGAACAACACGGACCCAAACCCAGTGTGATGGTCCCAAATTTGGTTCCGTGTGAAATAATTAAGGTGACGTGCATTGAAACGGTCAGTTCCGTTAAATTTTAATATCATATTATAATAACTGGTTGAAGTATTAACACCTGGTATAATTGGTAAAGGAGTAGCTGGATAATTAAATGAAGAATAACCAGAATATTCGTAACCCCCTGTTACTATTAGTTCCTTTACAGGATGATTAAAATTTAATTTTATTTGGTTACCAGTTGCCTTTTGATATTGAACTTGTTCAATGAGGTATTCATGTGTATTTTGAGCAAATCTTTTACGTTCTTCTGTATCGAGGTAAATGTATTGTGTGTAAACGCTGATATTTGAAGAATAATTTGTTGTTATACTGATTTGTGGAAGTGTTTCAGATAGAATTTGCTTAAAAACATGTTTAAGGTCGTTAAAAACTATATTCAATTTTATTTCATGGTACTGGAGAGCAATGAGGGGGAGTGCCAAACCTGGGTTACGACAGAACCAAAACCGAAGTGGTATATAAAATTCAGGTGGTCCTCCAAAAAGTGGATTAGATCCACTTAAAGGAATTATGTTACTATTATAAGTAAAATTTTTATGTGTATAAGACAATCTTTGGTAAATAGTTGTCTCATTATTTGTAGATTGAGGGGGTGTAGTATTAGCAACTACATTTGCAGGTTCTCTTGAACCATTATAACCATCCGGAATACCTTGAATTCCCAATGGATTTACTTCTGTGAGGTCTCTCCAGATGGTCAACCATTTTCCATAATGACGGTCTATTATCTGACCACCGATTTCAATTTCAAAACTTTGAAAAATAGCATGACCCAAGTCAGCACATACATTTAAAAACTGTCTTGGAACTACTTCAAATAATTTATCTGTTCTAATTGCTATAACTATATCAGAAACCAGGTCTCCGTTACGAGATAATGTTACACTAACACGTGAACCTGGTACTGGATTACCATTCATTATTTGTTGTATGTATTCCGTCGCAAAACTTGAATATCGATGATAAACACTCTTAAAAAATGTTATTTGGGGAGACCCTGTAAGATATATATCTTGAGGACCAGAAGCAACAAGTTGTATAATCGCACCTGACATCTTTAATTAGTTAATAATAATTAACATTAATTTAATTATTCTTAAATTAATGTTAATTGTTATTTTAATTGGACCAAAGAACCTCCCCTTGGGGGAGGTTCGGCCCGATTAAAGGTCACTAAGTGGCCTTTAATTGGAGTAAGCAATTGTCCCCATACCAGCTGATATTCTAAGAATATTATAATTTACTGCAAATATATCTAACTGTATACTATCTAATAAAGCATTATCTGCGCTTGTAAGTGTATCAAATGCAAGTACAATTTGATTTATCCTACTGAAGTTACATGTACCACTTGGTTGATGTTCTTCAGGGCGTAAACTAAATGAATAAACTGCAATACAGTCTGGATTTAACATACTTGAACCGAACCCAGTATGGTTTTCCCATATTTGGTTCCTTGTGAAATAATTAAGGTGACGTGCACTGAAACGGTCAGTTCCATTGAATACCAATCTTGCATTGTATTGTGACTGTGATGAAGGAATATATACAAAATTAAGTGGTAGCGCAGAAGTAAACCTTGGAACTATTGGCTGAGGAGTTGCTGTACCGAATCCAGATGTATATTTGCGGTATCTTGTAATATTCGTAAATATCTCTGGTATTTCTTTAGGTATTTCAGAACCCGTCCATATAATTTCCTTTATTGGGTGATTGAAATGTAAGATAATATTATTTCCTACTGTTTTTTGGAATTGTACTTGTTCGATGAGATATTCGTGGGGGTTATCAGCAAATTGTTTACGTTCTGCTGAATCAAGAAAGATGTAGTCTCCAAATACTTGAATACTGCTATAATCAGCTGATATACGTTTGTTATCATCTACGAATTTTTGAGTTCCAGATGTATAAAAAGGTGTAATTAAACTAACAATATTATTAAATTGTATATTAAGTTTTACTTCGTGGTATTGCATTGCAATGAGGGGAAGTGCTAAACCAGAGTTCTTACAGAACCAAAATTGCATTGGTACATATGCTTCTTTAGGTGCATTAGCAAGGATATTGACATTGTTTCCTTCTGGAAGTAATACAATTTCTTGTGTACCATGTGTATAACTCATTCGTTGGTAACGAGTTGATTTTTTTAAATTTATTGTATAATCATCTGTGGGGACACCGTATGCCTGATAATTATTCAGAGGTGGTTCTCCTCCCCATGTGTCCATAAAGGATTGTTGACCAGTTGGGTTTAGTTCCGTAAGGTCTCTCCAGATGGTCAACCATTTTCCATAATGACTGTCTATTATCTGACCACCGATTTCTAGTTCGATAATATTAAACAGAGAATGCCCAAGGTCTGAATGGACAACAAATTGATGTGCTGATGTATCTGTAACATTTGTAGAAAATAGATTAGATGGATTAAATGTTATCCATAGCTTCTTTAGGAGGTCTCCGTTACGTGCTATGGTTACACTAACACGTGAACCTGGTGATATCGTTCCTGTTATTGTTTGAGGTATTGATTCCATTGAAAAATTAGTATATCTACGATACACACTCTTAAAAAATGATATTTGGGGTTGACCTGTTAGATAAAGGTCCTCTGTTCCGAATGCAACCAGTTGTACCAGGCCAATTCCCATTTTTATCTGATTAATTTAATTAATGGGTATTATTTTAAATAAATTAACTTTAAATTAAAATTTAAAATAATACCCATTAATTAAATTAATCAGATATGGATCCGTATTTAAGTAATCCAAAACCTCCTCCTGAAGATGACGTAGTTTATAATTCTCTTCCAGTAACAGTACCTGCACCTATGATACGGGGACAACCGCCTATGGTGGATACATTCCCACCTCCAATTCCACGACCTAGGGTAAGGGGGTGGGCAATACCTAGGGAAGTGGGGCTCACATATAGAACAAATGACCCCAAGGTAATACTATATATGTATGCTACTAATGAATTATTAAAAGGATTAGTTGAACAAAATTTTTGTACCCAATTAGATAAGGTATTACTATTAATTGACAATCAGCTAGAAGAAATTAAAAGAAATGCTCCAAATATGTTGATTCGTAAAGCTATTGATTTTAAAACAAATTTAAATGCTCTTAACGTTGCTGTTAGAAGTGGCATCGTTCTCGATAGTCCTTTACTTTCACAAGAAAATCAATATATATTCATTAATTAAATTTAAAACAAATTTGATTTAAATTAAAATAATTGTTTAAGGTATCATGGGAAATTATTTAACAAAATTATTTGGCGGTGATAAAGCTGATAAAAAACCCGATTCTGATGATAAAGCTGATTCTAATAACCCATATTTTAACAAGTATAAAATAGCAAAAGGTAATCTTATAAAAGCTGTAAAATCTTTTAATAAAGACTGTGATTTTAATGAGGATATTGAAAAAGGTGAAGAAATACTATCAGGAAAGGAAAAACATCCTTACGGTGATATACTTACTAAAAGTATGGTACAGGAAGTGATGAATAACCCCATGGGAACCAATAATAAAGATATAGGAAAACTAGTAAGTATGGTAGCACCAGATGATAAGAAAATAGTAGGAGATTATATCGATAGTTTACTTGATTTATGTAAAGATGCTAATGACAATATTAATTTAATGGAAGTTACACGTAATCTTTTACAAATATATAAAGAAATTTGTCCGAAAAGTAGTGGTAATACCAAAAGTTCGTTCGATGCAC